TATCATAGCTAAATCTTATATTATGCTCAGTTTGTTTGAGAAGTTTCACTGCCTCATAAAAATGTCTTGGCGTGATATGCTGAATGGTAATATTTGACATAAATTCAATAACTTAAAATTTCGCATAATGGCGGATTATGTGTAAATTTTTGTGCGGTGCTGCGCCATTATACCGCACTGCAAATTGTAACATAATCCGAAAATCATTATGCGAAATCAATTACAAGGTTAGTGGAGGCTACGCATTAATAAGATCACAGAGTTATGCACAGGTCACGAATACTGCTTAGCCAATACAAAATATGAAAATTTCATGCACTGTAACATTTGTTTTTTAAAAGTTATTGAACTATACAATAGAAATGTAAAGAAAATGCAAAGGCTTTTGAGCGTTTCGCATTGGCATTTTGAGAGAGTTTTGAATAATTAATTTTTAACAGGGGCGGTTTTAATTTTGTGATTTTTTTAAGAATGGAACGCGCAACATATTCATTTTTTCAAATTGTATCGAGCTAGATTTCCGGCAAAATCCATTGGTTTTGCCTTCCATTTTCCGCAAGCGGAAAATAATTACATATTCCAGAAATAAAAATCCCGTCCTCGTTAAACTCCGGGCGGGATTTTTATTTCCTACGCTTAAATTTCTTTTACTTGTAAAAGAATGACAATATCAGTCTTTGAATTTGATTTTGAACGGCCGCTTAAAATGCCTTTAGGTAAAAAACTAAACCCTGTTTCCCCTTCGGTTATCTTATTTTCAGCCAAACCACCTAGCACAACAATATCCCCACTTTTTAACGTTACATCTGTGACAATGTCGCGTTTTATTAAGGTCGGTGATTGATTAACGCCCGTGTCAGTCTTCACAAAATTAGATAACTGTTGATTGATTTTCAAATCTATAGCGTTGTTTTTAATTGTAGGTTGAATATCAAAAATCACACCGCTTGAACGATATTCAATTGATTGCACAGCTCTACCGTCTCTATCATATGTCACAGCCCCCAATACCGGCACATCAGACCCAACTGAAAAATTACCTTTTGAACCCGATTTAACTCTAAGCGTTGGCGAACTTACAACATGAAAACGGCTATCTGTACGGAATAACTCAATCATAGCATCTAAATTTCCCGTATTTACCGTGATAAAGTTTTCATAATTTTGTTTAACGCCAATATTAATACCAAGCTTACCAGAAAGCAGTTTCGCCAATAAATTAATGCCACTTCCCTCTTTTTCTTCTGTCTGCACTTCAAAAACGTAGCCTGTTACAACAACCTCACGACTTGGTACATCTACACCTTTTAAAACAGATTTTACTCGTGCAATATCTTCTGTTTTGCCATAATAAACTAACTTATCACCGCTTGCCGATACGGCGCCTTCTTCATCTTTTAAAAACTGCGACAAGTATTCAGTATCACGATAAATAGGACTATAAACAAAGCTGTTTTTCATCACTTTTTTCGGCTGCGGCTCAATATGCGCAAGATACACCACGCCTTTTTTCTCATATACTTTTACATTAATATTTTCAAAATAACGCGTTAAAAACTCATTAAAATCTTGTTCTTCCGTAGTATGAAAGCTTAATAAACGTTTATCTTCCGCAAGTTTTGGGTCTAACATATAAGGCTTATTTAACACTTCATCATAAATGACTGAAACCGCCTTAGGTAAAGGCACCGCCTCAAGCTTAAAATCAACATTCTTCGCCCAAGATTGCGACCCTAAACATAATAAAACCAGAAATAAAAAAGCTCTCATTGCATTGCCCCCGAATAATAATTCACGACTTCCCCATCAATCACACCTTCTAACATGCGACCGCTATAGCTAAAACTTGAGCGTGGTTCAAATCGCAACCGCCCAACGGCGTCAGATAAAATGACGAATGATTCCCCGTTTTTTGATAATTCACCTGTAATACGCCATTTTTCCGAAATTCTTGGCTGAGTGTAATTGACTACTGGTTGAACAAGGTGTTTTTCAAAAGGTAATTTTTCAGCCATTTCAGTACTTGAATCAGCTTTAACAGACGTTTTATCTTTATCTGTTTTTCCCATATTAAAAAATGAATTAAAGCCATAAAACCCCGCTGAAATAAGTAAAATCATTAAAACAACCATGGCTTTAAACTGAAAAGATTTGAAGATATTTCCACGATCATCAACAGTATTTTCTTTCCCGTTTATACCATCATAACTTTGATAAAGTGGGAAAATCTCCTTGTTATATTTACGCTGAAGTTGTAAGGTTTTATTTGATTTTGTTGTCTTGGCACCCGTAAATACATCCACACGATAACGATTAGCCATGCCTAACGCACTTAATTTTGACATACGATAAGTTGTCTCAATCCTATCTTTAATAAAACGTGGCAATTGCGCTACTGATTGATTTATTACAACTAAATCACAACATTCTCCTGTATCAGGATTCGTAAAATGACGATGTTCAGCCAAAAAAGAACGATGATTCTCATGAATTTTTTCACTTGGAAAAATTCGCCATACTTCATCAAGACAAATTAAATCACCCGCACGACAAATAGAGCTTTCAGCACCTTTATAAGGGAAAAAATCAGCTTGTTGGCACTGCTCGTCTGAAACTGAAATAAACTCCCCTAAATCCTCGGGGTTTGCGCCCTTTGATACACAATAATCAAATAATTTTGACTGTGTTACACCAACAATATTACTGACAATCCGACGCCCTTTCTTGAAATGTTCAAGAATAACCGAGCTAACTACTTCATAAGATTTACCACTGCCAGGAATACCTACATAAGCCAAAATAGCCATAACTTACCCTATTACTGGAATACGACGAATAATAAAACGTGCCAACATCGCAGAAATAAAAAGCGTAACACCAAACGGAACTTTTAATAACTCTAAGAAATACCACATATCAGATGGCAAATTATTAAACAGTGTTTGAAAATTCACTCTTAAATTTTCAGGTATAAAAAGCTCAATCACGACAGGAATAAATTCTGTCGTAATAAAAAACAATGCAAAAAACACAAAGAATTTTGCCACGATACCTTTAAAAACAAACCCTAAAAAACCGCTAAATAATCTTAAAATCAAACCACCCATAACTACCTCTAAGCACTCAATAATTTACGAATAGCAATAATCGACCAAATCAGTGTAAATAACGCACCCAAAATTGCTCTGTTTTGCTCTAAAATCGGACAATGGCTATCTATCGTATAGGTATGATTTAGCGCATTAAAAGACCAAGTTGGACATTGTTTTGCTTTTCCTTGAATAGTTAAATTTTGAAACTCAGGAAAAAACTTTTTAAACGGTTCTAAAATTTGCTGTGCTGTCGGAGGTTCTAAATTAGGATAATTAGGATCACCATAATTATCTTCATCATGTTTATTGGAGTAAGTATTATTACTACTGGCCCCAGGGTTACTTGGCCGTGATGGATTGATAGGTTTTGATGTCTTTTTATCATCAAACATATCAGGAGAATAATTAAAGCTTAATAAATCCTCTTTAGTTAAATATTCACGGCCCTTCAAAATATCTGATTGCATAGCATTAACAGGTGAGAATGCAAAATTAATTATTCTACGTTCATCACTATCAAACTCCTTACTTTGTAATGTAACTAACTCTTTTAATAATCGCTCTATATTACTTTCACCTACAACTAAAGGCTTATCAGATGGTAAATTTTTAATTAATGCCTCTGGTGTTCCTAATTCATATTTTTTAGTTACTTTTCTCTCCTGTTTCTCACCATTAAAAATAAAAGTCGATACGGCTTCTTCATGTTTATTTTCACCAAACTCATAATCAAAAGTAACTTGATAAATCCTATTTGTCTCCGATTGACTAACAAGATTCTTATTTTTAATTGTGGGATTACGCATTTCAATAAAACCAGAATCAGCATAGTTTTCAACAGCACATTCAATAACATCATCAATATTTTCATTACCGCATTCTGGATAAGCTAAACTTTTCCAAAAGATAAATACTTCAGTTTTTGTCTTATAAACAAAAATTGGTGCTGTTTTTGTTGGCTTATCTCCCTCTAAATAATATTTCTCTTTCATATTTGTAATAGGGTTAACAACCCATACAAAATAGCCATTCTCGTCTTTTTCCGCATCTGTAAACATCTCAAAGGCTTTATCTATTGCTCCATCAACTAAAAGCCCCGCACCAGCAGCAACCATAACTGCGCCCCAAGGGTTACGTTTGCCCAAAATTTCTGCCATTTTTGTACTTTTCTGTGCGATTTTTCGTAAGGCATTCGCACGTTGTAATTTTTGTGCATCATCTAATGTCATCGGTAAATTTTTAGTCGTGCTATAAGATCGCTCAAGCAAATCCTTTGTTAAGATCTTTGCTATGTTATCTTTTGTTATAGTGCTGTCTGCAAATGCTGAAAATGATAGGAAAATAAATGGAAAAATTACCCATCTATGCCACGAATAATTGCCCAAGCGCATAACATTCCCCACGAAAAAAATAAAATTTGCCACATAATTACCTCTTAAAATTAAAGGGGCAATAAAGCCCCTTTAATTCGTTATTAAGCACCACGAACCGCTTTAATAATCCATTGACCACCCTTCCAGGCAACCAATGCACCAATGATGATACCAATAACAGATAAAACCGCAGTGATTGCTCCACTGAAATCAATTTTTGAAGTCAAAGCTGTATAATCAACTGCTTGTTGTTCAGCCATTGCTAATGCAGGAACTAATGCGACTGCACCTAAAGCAACTTTAGTTGTTGCAGATTTTAAAAATTTAAACATAATAAAAACCTCAATTAACTAGGCTTTTTTGATTGTCTCTAAAATCAGTCCACCGAATTTAGCAATCAACCAAAATCCTAATGTTATTGAAAACGATGCAGCAAAAATTTCAGGATAATACTGAAATTCTTGTGCACCACCTTTATTTGAAGTACCGTAAACTTGGGCAGACTCAACAAGTTTTTCCGCCTCTGTTTGCGGTATCTTCAAAACTATTTGATTACAACCATCACCACCAAAATTCATATACGGATGGCAAAATTTAGTTGTAATCTCGATTTCATTACTCATAAATGAAATACCAACAAATAAAAAATTGTTAGAGCAAGACCACAACCAATAAAACTTGCCCCTACCATTTCTATAAATTCACGCATTATTTCAATTCTTCTATGATTGAACTTTCATCAAAATTGTAAGTAATACCTTTACGACCATTTTCCATAGCCCATTCACGTGGATAAACAAGCACCATTACCGTTTTATCCTTTAAGCGATTAATCGTATTTCTTAACGCATCATTCATAGAGCGATCATCAATCTTAATTTCTTGAATTGATG